ATCTCCCAGAAGATTACGTCCAAATTATAAAAAGTTTCTTGGGTGCAGAGACCGACATAGTCTCAAGACTTGAAAAGATCTCTGAAGTCTCTGATAAATATTTCGCAAAAGACTCCGGAGAGTTACCAGAAGGGCAATCAATAAGCCAGACTCTGACTGAAATAATGATTCTAGACTTGTTTAATCACGTTGTCAAAGAACTTGATGCCGGCAGTGGAGCATACTTTTTTGAAGCTATTTTGGCTTTACTATCTGGTGGGCAATCTACCGGCAAGAAGTTGACGGATGCTGGAAAAGCTGGCGCCTATGACTTCATAGATGTGGATAACAATTATGGATCTGCAAAGTATTTTACAACAGCAAACGCAGAACTAAAGCAAGCAATCTCAGGATTTAAGGCTTTGGCAGCAGAGAATGCAAACCAAGAGGTCAGGGTGCGATATGTAATTGCTTTGAAAAAACAAGACGAAGAGCAACGCGACAACAAGCTAAGGGGATCTTCAGATCCAAGAAAGATAATTGCGTTACAAATCTACACTCCATTGGTTACATATGACCCAGGCAATGATACTTTTAAAATAGATGGCGTAGAATGGGAAGGGACTAAGCCACTCCACCGGTCCGACAGCGATATCTACCTTCACAACTGGATTCAAGCCAACACCCCATCGACATTTTTGAGACTAGCGAGAATACGAACGGAAACGTTCAGAACAGGTGTTACAAATAAAATAAACGACGAAAAACAATCTATGGTCAGTGCCTTTGATGCTTTCAAAAAGTATTTTGAATTTTTGACATCCGCCGAGGAGCAAGCAAGGATTTATTCGAGCACCGGAGCTGTAGAAGATGGAACAAACACAATCACTCAGCTAAATGGCGCCAAAGGCGAAGTCAACAACTTGATGGCAGCCTTCAAGAAAGAAAAAGACGAGACTGTTCAATCTACTAATGAACATAAAATAACCGAAGACTTTATTAAAAAATTAATTCAAGAAAAATTCAAGAGATGACTTGACAAACCGTCCATTTGATGTTATAATATACTATAACACATAAATGGAGGCTTAATGCAAAAACATTATAAACAAGGCTCCCCTCTCAATCAAGAGATTGTTGAGGGAGTCAACATTTTGGCGGACAATGTATCGGCAACCCTTGGACCTCGAGGGCGAACCGTTGCACTGTTTCACAAAGAACAAGGCGTTCCCGTCCTAACAAAAGACGGTGTGACCATTGCTGACTTTGTTGAGCTTGACGGACCGTTTCAAAACCTTGGAGCGCAAGTCATCAAGCAAGCGGCAAAGCAAACCGTGGAAACTGCCGGTGATGGTACGACTACTTCCACAGTTCTAGCAAGAGCAATCTTAACCGAAGGACAACGCTATCTGACCTCCGGTGTTTCACCTGTGGAGCTTCAGAGAGGAATCAACAAAGCGGTTGATGCAATTGTTGAAAAGCTTGACGAGTTGTCTCGTCCGATCGAGACCGTTGAAGACATAAGGCACATTGCCACAATCTCAGCGAATAACGATACAACGATTGGAACTCTTATTTCTACAGCAGTCGACAAAGCGGGCAAGGATGGCTCTGTGCTTGTTGAAGAAGCTCGAAGCATGCAAACCACTCTTGACCTTATAGAAGGCTTCAGATTTGATTCTGGATACCTTAGCAGTCAATTTATTAACAATCAAAGAAACGGGACGGTAGACTATGATAATCCACTCATTCTTATCACAGACGAGAAGATTGAAGTCGTCGATCAGATCATGCCAACGCTTGAAATCGCGTCGAGAGACTCAAGGCCCCTGCTTATCGTCGCTCCAGATGTTGAAGGTCAAGCTCTTGCTGCTCTCATTGCTAATTCTGTACGCGGTACGATGAAAATAGCAGCAGTCCGTGCACCAAAGTATGGAGAAGAAAGAAGAAACATTCTAAAAGACTTGGCTGCTTCTGTTGGAGCGACATTTGTTTCACGAGAATCCGGCCTAGCATTACGAGAAGTAAAGCTAAACGATTTCGGTCAAGCAAAGTCTCTGACTCTTACAAAGACATGGACAACAATCGTTGGAGGTAAAGGTGATTGGGAAGAAATTGATACGAGGATTACTGCGATCAAAAATGAAATCCAGCAGACAGAAAATCTCCATGAGTGCGAAAGGTTACAAGAAAGAATTACTCGTCTTGCCTCTGGAGTCGCTGTCATTAGAGTTGGTGCTGCAACTGAAGTTGAGATGATTGAAAAGAAGCATCGCATTGATGATGCTCTAGAAGCTGTTAGGTCAGCCCAAGAAGAAGGTATCGTTCCAGGTGGCGGTGTAGCCCTTGTCAGAGCAGTATCAGGGCTCTCTGTGTCGACAGACAACGAAGAGCAAGGCTTGGGTGCCAAAATCGTTCTACGAGCCTGTGAGGCCCCCTTACGGACAATGGCAAGAAACGCCGGAGAGTCCGAAGACATAATTTTACAAAAAGTGCGAGAAGCACGAGGAGACGAAGGATATGATTTTCTTAACAGATGCATGGTTGCTACATATGAGAGGGGCATTATTGACCCGAAAAAAGTGACCAGATGTGCACTACAAAATGCTGCAAGTGCAGCAGGAACTTTATTGACGACAAGCCACGCTATTGTTAAAGTTTGAAACTATTTAGAATGGTTCAAGAGCTTTGGAGGTTTGACTATGTCCGATAATGAATTACAAGAATTAAAAGATGCGATTGTTAACTTAACACATCAAATCGAAAGAATGGCTGAAAAACAAGAAACAATGTTTCAAGATGTACGCCAGATCAAAGAAGCAATTTACAATCCTGAGCAGGGACTCTATGCCCGCGTCAGAGATCTTGAACAGTGGCAAGCTGGCATGTCAAGAGTTGCTTGGATCTTTGGTTCATCCATTGTGGCTCTTGTTTCAAAAACAATTTATGATTTACTATAACTGGAGGAAAAGTGAGAGTAAAAATTAGTTACGGGGTTGACATTGAAGAGGCCCCGGAAGAAATTGAAGAGTTATTTGATTTTGTATACAGAAAAAAATTAAATGTAGACAAGCAACTTGACTTGGTCGAGAGACTTCTGGAAGAAAGAGATTTACAAGCGGCAATTGTCACAATGGACAAGTTAAGATTGACGCTTGCTAAAATAGATAACAGAATAGCTGATGTTAGCAACATTGCACAAGGCTATGTTAACTACATGCAAAATGAAGGAGCGAATGATGCTACAGAAGGGAGATCTAGTGTGGATACCCCAAGAGACGATCTTGTTGGTGAAAACACCGAACAACCCTCAGGCGGTACGTATAGTGAAGAAACCTGAGGTTGGATTATTTGTCAAAGAAGCAGAAGAAGATGATAATTACTATGTTGTCGTCGTCGGCGGTAAACAATGGATTACAAATAAAAAATACATTAAACGATTGAGGGAAAGCTATGTTAGTGAAATTAGTTGAATTACACAAGCCACAAGGAGACAGAGTGTTCCTTGATGAAATTTACGTATCGTCTTCTGCTGTGACTACGATAAGGTCTTACAGCGCTAGTTCAATACTTGAAGAGGCTGCACAGTTAGGTCTGAATACACACGCAAATTTCAGTTCGATAACCATCTCAGAAGGTGGTATGACCCGAACTGCTATTGTTGTTGGTGCACCGGCTGAAATCCAAGCCAAACTAAATAAGAAAATGTTGTTGAGGGATTAATGGACTATTATAAAATTATCTGTTGGACTGAATGTCCTTTTTGTTTAAAAGCAAAAAACCTTTTGATGGAAAAAAACGAGCAATTTGAATATTGTTCTATTGACCACAGCAGGAAGTTATTAGGCTATTATAAACTAATGTACAAACATGATACGGTCCCAATGGTCATCAAAATCAATACGGAGAATAAAAGTGAAGAATTCATCGGTGGATATAGTGAGCTCAAAAAGCTCTTTGAAAGAACTTGAAGATTGTTTTAAATTGATGATGGGGATCGCAGAAGAAGAGCTGTGGGTGAACATTGAGTTTATCCATGGCTCCAACTCGTTCTGGATGGCGACACCAGAGCTAGAAATCGAAGAAGATGAAGACCAACCATTTGGAATTATTGAAATAGGAGATGATCAACAAAAATTTTATAAAATTGTAGCGTTAGCTCATGAAGTTGGGCATTGTTTACACAGAAAGAGTCACACATTCAAAGATGTGAATGACACAATGTTTTCAGAATCTGTAGCCTGGTTTCTAGGTTACAACTGGTTTTTTGATCGTAACATAATTATTAATATGGACGATTACCAAAAATGCATGATTCATGCATTAGAATTGTACAGAGCGGAGTTAGAATGAATAAGACTATGAAAATTCAAAAAAATAAACCTTGGGGTCACGAAGTAATTTGGGCTAAAACTGACAAGTATGTTGGTAAACTGCTGGTTATTCAACCAAACCAAAGACTAAGCCTTCAGTATCACGAGAAAAAAGAAGAAACCATTTATGTTCTCGAAGGTCACCTTCAGGTCTGGAGCACAGATAACGACAATGAATACATGGTGTACGGTACCGGTAGTACCTTTCACGTAATCCCAAATCAAATACACAGGTTTGGCGCAGGAGATGAAAAGGTCAAGCTGATAGAGGTGAGCACTCCAGAGCTTGATGACGTAGTGAGGTTAAGTGATGATTATTCTCGCTAGTTTACTAGTCAACCTATGCTTTGGAGATACGCTGGATGTCTTTGTGTCTCCTATTAGTTTTACCAACAAGGTGACCAACCATGAAATAAGCGTTAGTCATGACAACGAAGCTCCATTTTATTACACTTCGATTTATGCCGGCGCTGCTAAGTACAACAACGGCCGTGGCGGATACTCTCCAATACACATGGTGTTGAATGATGTTAGAGTGTATAACGAAAAAACAATTTCGTTTGTGTATACCGGATGTGATTACGTCTCGATGCCTCTTCACTGCTCTATCTTGAATGGACACTACTATGTTGAAACGGAAGTAACATTTAACGACTCTCAGATGATAATAAGGTCGACCTTGTATGATAAGGACGCAACAGTCATCAATACTTCCTCGCGAACAGACGACATGGTAGTCAATTGGATTAAGCAACAAGAAGTCACTGTAATTGAAAGAGAAGGCAGAATGGGCAAAGAAACCTTGACTCACTATGGAAAAGAGGATCTGCCTTTAAAATGGGAAATACCATACGAATTGCTACAAACTCACGTTAGACAGACAATCTCCGGACTTTGGGTTGGAGTTAAAATAGACCCATAAATCTTCCACAGACTCGATTCCTTCTAGTTACTTATAGGGGGATCGGAAAATGAGAAATTTTTTTATAATGTTAATGTTGTTTATGGACGGCCACGTTGAAAGAGAGCCATCGCCATACAGCGCTGTAAATTTTGACGCATCGTGGGGGTTAAAACTAGCGTATACGTCTTCAGTAATAGTTCAAGGATTTAATGAACAGGGTCCATCCATGGGATCAGGCAATGCCATTAGAATTTTTGGTCAAGACTACATAATCACGGCAGCCCATGTTGTGAAAGATTCTGTGATAACTACAATTATCGAAAAGAATTCAAATGAGATAGGTGTCGACATCATAAGTATCGACACCGAAAAAGACATAGCAATTTTAAAACCGTTAAATAGATTTAGAGCAACGAATGCTGCACAAGTAAAGGTTAGGACCGACAACACTATCGGTAAAGAAGTGTTCCACTGTGGTCATCCATCAATAACATACTTTAATGCGTCAGAGGGAATCATCACAGGACATGCTGATGGGCACTACATTACCAACGCCTTCTCGCTACCCGGAAGTTCAGGCTCCTTAGTGTTTGGAAAACGAGGAGACATCATAGGTGTTGTTGTATCTGTCGGTGTTTTTCAGAATCTTGGAAGCTATAGTATGTCTGAGGAATTGGTTAGAGTAGTGCCTCTAGACTATTTATATTTGACCAGTATCTTAAGAGGACAGGAAGGTGCAGAATGAATTAAGAGTAGGGTCAATTATAAAAGACAGTGGCGTCGTTGGCATCATTGTTAACATAATTGAACAAGGAAAATGGCAGGATGAAATCCCATTCAAGTTCACAAAGAACTATGAAATAAAATATGTTGATGGCAACCTTACTGTCATGACAGAGTACACTGTCTGCAGATTAATTGAAATGGGGAAAATCATTGTCCTCTCCTACTAGGGTACTACCCCCCTCCTCCCCCTCTTCTAGGCTTTACCGAGCTAAGTATAACAAGATTGGTGCGATTATTGATGATTTAGAAAAACAAAAGAATACTTTAGAGATTAAATTGATGAATAATTTTGACCATGATGGTCTTAACTATCTTTATTATCTATACTTCCTCATTGAACATTGGGAAAGAATCTACGAGGATCTTCATGTCAAAAAGAAATAAGAATAAATTTGACAAAGGAGATCTCCTAATGTTTGACAAAGGAGATGGTAATTACATGCACTTGTTGGTGGTGCATGTAGTGGAACCAAATGAAATTTATTATTGTTGGGACAGAAAAAATGAAACATACAGGCTTGTATACGACCAGCCGGGTTTGACAATGCTTTGTCCCGAGTTTGATCTGCACTTTACTGCAGAAATTAATTGGTCTGATCGTTGGATGGTTGATCTGTATGTTAAAAAATATAAGTTAAAAAATGGCTTACCTACGAAAAAGTAGTATACCAACGATTTAGTTCTATACCGACGATTTAGTGGGTACTTCAAAAAACTTTACATAACTATGAATGAACAAAAAAACTTAACATAACTATGGTGAAGTAAACAAAAAA